CCGATCGTCGATCCGCATAGCAACGAACGAGCAGGGGCCAAAGAACATCCAGGGGGGCACATACGACTACGTCTGGATCGATGAGGTGCCCAGCCCTGAGGTTCTGCGCGAGGCAGAGAAGCGTCTGTTGACGACTGGTGGTCCTCTCCTGATGACTTTGACGCCGATCAATAACGACGCGACGTTTATTGAGAAGCTGGTTCTCGACGGTGTTTATAAAGAGGTCCACGGTCGTCTGATTGCTGAGAATCTGATCGTCGAGAAGACCGGCCTCCCCCGCGTTCTCGCATCAGGCGAGGTCTGCGACGAGGCTTGGATAGAGGCCACACGACGCGCTGAGCCTGCGCAGTGGGCCGCGATCACCCTTGACGGGGAGTGGCGCGTAGCCGGGCTGAACGCTTTCTTCGCCGAGGTCTTCGACCGAGCAATCCACGTCTCTGATCGTGTTCAGCTCGATCCTCTTGATGGTGCAATTCGCTGGCACCTTGGGATCGACTACGCCTCCGCAGACAGGCCCGGAGGCATGGTCGCGACATTGGTTCAGGTCCAGTCTGTACGCGGAGAACCAGGGCAGCCTGATAAGCAGTGGGTCATAGTCGACGACTGCGTATGTCTGCCAGGGACTGCAACTGTCTCGATCCTCGTCGAGGAGACACTGGCGATGATCAAGCGAGCTGGCCTCCTTTGGAGGTCGCTGCACACGGTCTATGGTGACAACCCGGTGCGAGGGCAGTTCGAATACAAAGGCAACCAGGACTTCACGAAGCATCTCGCCTTACGTCTTCGCCAGTCTCAAAACTCTCTCCAGCCACGCATCCTCAACGCCAAAGAGGGGCAGGCATCTGCGGGGTCGAGATCAGCTGGTGCTCGTTACCTTTACGAGCTTGTGTCCTCCAAGCGTCTGATCGTGAGAACCAAAGCAGCTCCGCAGATTGAGATGTTCGAGGAATGGATTTTCAGACGCGATCACCCTGCGACTGATAGAAACGATTCATTACGTTATGCTTTGAAGGACTACATTTTCAGCGAGTCGAATCCGCACAGTGGGGTGGTACTCAGGATGCGCAGGTAGGGCGTCTGTATGCACGACTCCACGCACCTCCCTCATATAATCCCAGCCCCATCGTCCCACATCACCATGGATCGCTGGGAGCACACGCGCCTTCGGCGCAGGCTCCTGTCTGGCGAGTGGACAGACGACCTAATCCGCCGTTTGACCACCCAGGTGGGCACCGAGCGAAGGGATGGATGGGGTGTCCCTAAGACCACGACCAATCCCTTCTCGGCGATCTGTAGGGAGCAAGCAGCTCTGTACTCTCGCGAGCCAGTCGTAAGAGCCCCGAGTGGACTGGTGATAGCACCCCCGCTATCAGACGCGATCAAGGACAGTGGGCTCTGGGCTCGAGGCTCAGAGTTCCAGGCCCATGTCATCGGGCTCAGGGAGGCCCTCTGGCGTATTGACGTAAGCCCTGTGGGCACGGTCGGATACAGACCAGTGTGGCCTGACCTCGTAGAGGCTCGAGCAGAAGCAGCTCGCCCCGATCAGCCTGTGGAACTGCGCGAGCTTCGCTGGCGGGATGGCTGGGGATGGACCTGGGATCACCTCGCCATCCTCGGCGACGGAGCCCCTTACTACCGCATCGAGCGATATAGTACGGACGCAGATATCACTGGTGACATTCTTGGTGAGACGTTTGAAGGTGACGCTTATCCCTATCGCTACAGTGATGGCGTACCCTTCCTCCCCTATGTGCTCTATCATGCACGATCCCTCGGAGACCGCCTCTTCCACGAGCGTGACTTGCTCGAGACCGTAGAGGCAAGCCTGGACCTCGCGGTAGCCCACACCATGTTGGGCCACGTCCTTACAGACGCAAGCTGGCCCCAGCGCTGGATGCTCGGATGCTCGCCCGAAGGCGGCGACGCCTCTCCAGATGGCACGCGTCGGGTGGTCATCGCCGACCCTGCCACTGTCCTTAAACTGTACGCCGACCCTGGGTTCAATGGGCAACCCACTGTAGGGCAATGGCAAGCATCAGCATCTATAGGTGAGATGGAGGAGGTCATCAGCCGCCTCGCCGATCGAGTAGCAGTCGAGGCTGGTCTGCCTCCAGGAGATGTACAGAGGAACTCTGGGTCGGTCAGATCGGGCTACTCGATCTCCCTGAGCAACGAGGGCAAGCGGACGGCGGCCAGACGGTTCGCCCCGTCCTTCAGGGCCAGCGACGAGGAGCTTGTAGGCAAGACTGCTGCACTGATGAACCGAGCCATCGGCCTCGGTCTGCCAGAAGCTGGGTACTCGGTCCAATACCAAGACCTCCCCTTGAGCCCAGAGGAGCTGCGCTCCAGGCGCGAGAACGTGCTGGAACTCCTCACCTCAGGACTGATCTCCCGCGTGGATGCCTACGTCGAGCTGCATCCCGGTCTGACCCAGGCCCAAGCCCAGCTCGACCTCCAGGCCATCGACGCGGAGCGCAGCTCCATCGTCATGGCACCCAACACCTCCGCAGTAGAGTGAACACAAACATGGAAACCAACCCAACCACGCCAGACGCCACCTCAGCCCCACAGGCGGTCCAAGAGCCTGCGGTTCAGGCAGCACCTCCCGTAGCCCCAGGACCAGACCTCACGGCCCTGCAAGCCAAGCTCGCGGGGTACGAAGCCACGCTGGCTCAGCGGGAGAGCGAGTGGGGTCAGGAGAGGGAGCTGCTCCGAGCAGGCGTCCTCGACTCCGAAGCTCAGGAAGTAGCGAGGCTCTTCTACGGGCGACTCCCTGCTGACTCGAATGGGGCGAAGCCAAGCATCAGCCAGTGGCTATCTCAGCGCGAGCTGCTGCCCAAGGCCGTGCAGGCTTACCTCCCCCAGGCACAAGCTCCAGTCCAGCAGACTCAGGTCCAGCAGAGCCAGGCCCCTGTACCATCGGCTCCTCAGGTCCAGATGCCTGACGCGAATCGTGGAGCAGGGGTCACTCCTCAAGCGGGATCGAGCTTTAGTCCTCAGGCCATCAAGAGCCTGTCTCCCGACGAGTACAAGGCGAGCAGGGCCGCAATCATGGCGAGCTTGGGCAAGCGTTGATCTGTTTTTTTTGACAGCCCGATCCGCAGGTAGGGCGTGACGAAGGGCTGAACAGCTCTTGTCACTCTCTACAGAGGTCCAATCATGGCTGACGAAGTAACCTTTAGTGCCCTGTCCGACGCAACCGTAGCTGCTACGCTCCACCAGGAGCTTCTCCAGAAGCTCGGAGACCGCCACTCTTTGTGGGGTCACCCTGCGATTTACTACGCAGGCTCGGTCAACGGGACCGGATCGAACGTCAAGAAGTTCACCCTCTGGGGGGCTGACCTCGCTCCTATGGCTGCGGTGTCTGATGGCTCCTCGGCCTCCAACACGGCGATCGGCTCCTACGTCGGGTCGGGCAGCGTGACCGTAGCGCGTCAGGCGCTCATGTTCACGAGCACGGACCTTGCTGGTCTGACCTGGGGTTTCACCCCCGCAACCCTCGTCGAGAAGATCGCCGAGAGCATGGCCGTCGCTGCACAGCGCAGATTCCAAGCTCTCCTGTGTGACATCACGGACGGGTTCACGTCCACGGTCGGATCGAGTGGTGTTGACTTCAGCGTGACGAACTGGTTCTCGGCGAAGGCGGCTCTCCAGTCCGCTTCCGCTCCTGGTCCTTTCATCGCCATCCTCCACCCCACCCAGCTCAACGACCTCCAGGCTTCGCTCAGGGCCGAGACTGGTCCGATGCAGTTCGTACCTGCTACTGCAGAGCTTATGGCCATCAAGGGGCAGGGTTACGCGGGCATGTTCGACGGCGTTGATATCTTCGTGTCCAGCTTGGTGCCTACAGCTAACGCAGGCGCTGACCGCGCAGGCGCGCTGATGAGCTACGGCGCCGTCGCCTACGCCGATGGCATCGTGTCTCCCCAGGTAGCAGTCGGTGGAATCGCCATCGGGTCAGGTCCGATCTACGTCGAGACTGGTCGTGACCTCGGGATGGGTGCCAACCAGATAGTTGGCAACTACTTCGTCGGCTTGGCAAAAGCCGACGACGGAAAGGGAGTCAGCATCATCACAGATGCATGACCGATGATTTGATCTGACGCGAAGGCCCGTCTCACTCATGGTGCGGCGGGCCTTCCTGCATTCAGAGGTAGGGATCAACATGGCATTCAAGAACACACAATCCGAGTCCTCCTTTCTAACCCCCGGCCCTGCGGTATACTCGCAGGCACAGCAGGAGGTGCTTCCAGTCCATGCGTCCGAGCATCCTGTTTTCGATCTGCTTTACCACCCTTTGAGATGGGGCTGGATCGCAGGCAGATGGCTGCCTCAGCTGAGACGTCTGGTTCACTCCCCAGGGTCGCAGAACGTCGATAAAGACGGCAGCATGGCGATGGCACATGCAATCGCCGCGCAGGGGAGATGGATCGTGATCCCGCACGATGTCACCCCTGAAGATTACGTCGTGTCATTCCCAGCGAGGGGAGGACGAGCCCATTATTTCAGATGGGAACGAATCAAGATTCTCGGCGGTCGATTGACGTCTACTTGTGATGAGAAGGGGTACGCTGACTGGCTCAGCGAGGTCGTAGACCTCAAGAGACTCTCTCCAGATCCCTCTGTCATTCAGTGGAAGATCGAGGCCCTCGAGGCTGAGATCGAGCGTGATGAGGCCGGATCGTCCACCGACCTGAAGGCTGCTGGGCGAGCCAAGAAGATGAGGGTGCAGCTTGAGGCAATGAAGAAGGCTCTCGAAGACGAGCCTGCTCAAGAAGAGCCAGCTCCTGAACCTGTACAGAAGAGGGCGAAGCCATGAGCGACAAACCGAAGCTCGATCCGCGTGAGGTCGCCGACCGCATGAGGAAGTCTGTGTACGACGCACATGGTCCAGAGGCCGTCAAACAGGCTGAGAAGCACATCCAGAAGGCTGTGCGCGAGCTGGATCAGAAGCATTCGAAGTGACGCCCTGACCGCGAGGTAGGGGGTCAACGTAGATCAACCTGCTCCCCGATCAGTCGGGGAGTGTCCCTAACAAGGGATGGGAGAAGAACATGGCCGACATCGCATCAAAGTTTCGCCGGGCGCTCAGCGCCGTTGGCATCCAAATCAAGGGCTCGGCTGATGAGGCCGACACGACCTCTCCGACCATCACCTCTGGTGCTGGTGTACCAGCGACGACTGAGCCAGCGAACTCGTTCTACATCAGGAACGACGGCGCCGACAAGGCTACAAGCCTCTACAGGTCGTCTGGTGGTGGCACATGGGTCACTGCCCTTCCGGGCTATAACCTGAGCGCGGAGATCACCGGGAACGGGAGCGCGCAGTCCACAGCCCACTCCCTCGGTGCTGTGCCTACGGTCGTGATCGCGATCCCGAGTGATCTCACGGGCGGGGCCTTCACGGTTGTTTATGGGACGCACACCTTGACCAACTCTCTGGCGACTGTGACGACGGGCGAAAAGTACCGCCTCCTCTCGATCCGCTGATCTGGTCCTCATCAACCATAGGAGGACTGATCAATGGCTTCTAAGGGAACATTCGCCCTGATCTCGAGTCAGGGCCAAACACATCGTCTCACCGTGTCGGGCACGTCCGTAGCGAGTGGCGACGTCTTCACGCTGGATCTGTCGACCTTGAACCTCGGTTCACTGGTCGAGGTTGCCTACCAGCGTGTGGTCGCAGCCTCTCCCGCGACTCGGGTCGATCCTGCGTGGCACAGCTCCACATCCCCCGCGACCGCGAACCTCCTGGCAGCTCCAGCCTGGGCATCGGAGGGCGTGGCCACGACCACGCAGGCCGTTAGCGACTCTTCTCTTCTGCCTTTGACCGCAGGGTTGGCGTACCTGCGACCAGTGCCCGACGCGACCGCTGACGTGAGCGCAGAGATCGTGCTCCGCGAGGTGAGGTGATGTCGGCGTCGTGGGGAGCTGCTCGGTTCACTCCGAGAAGGGGAGCTGCGTCGGGTTGGCTGCTCGCCTTCGAGTGTGCCTTCGCCGACGAGGCGGACCAGCTCCCAGCGTCGACCACGTTGACGTTTGGAGGGGTTGGTTGGACCACGGAAGATGAGATCAATGATACGGCGAGCGGTCCCAAGATCGCTAGCGGCGTCTTGGTGATCTCGCCTGATATCGGGACGAACGTAGCCAGAAGCTCGGGATCGAAACGATCCGCTCCCATGCTTCTCTGTACATTAACAGACCTCGGCGTCCCATTCTCCAGCCTCGGTGCACGCCAGCTCCTCGTGAACGTGGAGATTGCTTCTTTCTCTCCCGCAGCCACTCAGGAAGCCTTCAGGGTGAGTCTCGAATCGAGCGCCGCCCCCCTCGGCTCGTCGGCCTCTGGGCGTGGAGTAAGTGGGGGCACGACCTTCCTTACAAATCAGCGGGGGGGTTCAATCGTTTACCAAGACGCCGCAGGCACTGGGTCAACGGATGCAACCGCGAGCGTCGCCGTGCGCTCCATGTCTGTTCTGTTTTCCGGGGCCTCTTGTGCTGTCTACTCATCGGCGACTCCTCTTGCATTCGACTCCCCAGAGAAGGTTCTCGCAGGCTCCCCTCAGGTTGTGGGAGGGATGCGAGGTTCTCTCACTGTCCCAACCCTCGACCGTTTGATGTTGGTCGGGGAATCACCTGATGCCAGCGCTGGCCCCCCGATATCGATCAGCTCGATCAAGATTTGGGCGAGGGAGTGACCCGATGAGTTCCTCCAGCACCCTCTACAGTGTGGCCTTCGACACCCTGCCCGTCATCGAGAAGGGCGTCGACTCGATCCTCACGGCGCCTGTGTACCGCGACGGTGCCATCGTCGAGCCGACCAGCGCAACCTGCGCGGTCTACGATGCGTCAAACGCCTCCGTCTCATCGGGGTCTGCGACCATCGTAGCGGACATCGCAACCTATACGGTCTCCGCCGCCTCCACGACTTCAAGAACCCCTGAAGAGGGATGGCGGATCGAGTGGGTCATCACGCTCAGCGACGGTGAGGTTCTACGCCCCGCTGTCGAGGCCGTGCTGGCTTTGAGGCGGCTCCGGCCCGTCGTCTCGGATGCAGACCTACTGCGATATCACCCCGCGCTCACGCGCCTGCG